GGGTGACTACCACGCCCTCGGGCGGGTCGTAGTCGAATACCAACTGGCCAAGAGACAGCCGGGCTGCCGCCGGTAACGAGCCCAGCGGAGACAGCGACACAAGCCGTTCTGCTACGGTGCCAGCAGGCAGCGTCAGGACATACTGGCGGGTAGCTGCGGACAGCGTGATGCCGGCGTGCTCGTACTGATACACCCCGGTGTCACGGAAGAAATCGGCCACGATCTGCTTGACCGTGGCGGCGATGGTTGGCGTAGGGCAGCCGGTAACAAACGGCGCTATACGGGTGACGAAGTAGTCGTCGTTAAATGTTCTGAGTGCCACGCATGCCTCCGGTCTCGTCAGATAGCGTATTCGCTTCGGAACGAGCCAGCCCAAGCATGTCGCGGGCGTTGGTCATGAAGCCAGCGGCGCGGGCTTGGGCGGTCGATTCCTCGTTGATCGTCTCAGCGAAGTATACAACCAAGTAGGTCAGCGGAGCTTCATATCTTGGGTCTAGGGCGATGTCATCAGCAGGGAAATTGGCGATGGAGTCGTCGACGTAACCAACGATCAGGCTGTGCCCAGTAGGGTCAGCGTACTTGGGGTACACCCAGAACCCGGTCTCCCGTCGCTTGTCGCGCACCCAGTTGGTCGGCAGGCCGGTCTCGGTGCGCCAGCTAGGAGAAGTCTGGTCCATGACCTCTCTGGTCACCTCCGTCAACGCACGGCCATCGTCGCGCTCGTACACCTCGATCAGCCGGCCCGGAGCGTCGTAGTAGCTCGCAGCGGTAGCAGTAACAGAGGCGTTCACCGTGAAGATGTCCGGCCGCAGGATAGACATCAGCCGGATACCCTGCCGAGTGAAGTCGACTAGGTCGGCGTCTGTGTACCGCTGCAGCGTAACGTCCGTCTCCCGGTCGTTGATGAACCGGCGGGCGCTGCGGATGACGGAGGCGAGGGAGATCATGATTAGTCGTCGTAGCCGTCAGCGTTGACCGGCGGCTCGGCAGCCGGGGCCGGGTCCACAATAACTTCTTCCTGCGGCACCGGCTTCGGGGCGGCTGCTTTGCGAGTGCGCGGAGCTGCTGCAGCGGCCTTGACTTCGGCCTGCGGCTGCTCGTCGTCCACAATCACGCGTACCATGTCCGGATGCGTAGCAAGAATGGGGCAGTAAACGTAGCGAGCGCCGGTGACGCGGTGCTCAAGGAATACGGTAGGTTCGGCCATGACGCCTCCAGTAGTGAAGTGGGAGGGCCGAAGCCCTCCCGGTTACTTAGATGTCGCCGCGTGCGCAGTACGCAGTCAGCTTGATCTTCGCGTTGGTGATGGCGGTCACCGCAGTGATCTGAATGGTGTCGGCCGCAGCGTAGTATTTGCTAACGGCGGCACCAGCAGCGCCCTCCAGCACGCAGCCGGAGGCTACGCTGGACACGGATACGGCAGCAGCCGGGTTGTACTGGTTGGCGGTGGTACCGTCACCAATGTTCATGGTGCGGGAGGCGGTGGTGTCCGCAGACAGGATTTCCCACTTAACGGCCCATACGGTGGTTTTTGCCGGAATGTCGATCAGTTTCACCACGTCGCCGATCGCCAGCGCGGTATACGCGGAGGCGTCGTAAATCTTGGTGATCTGGAAGTCAGGAATCACGTTCTGCGGTACGGTAGTGCCGTCGCCGGAGCGGTCAAAAGTAGCCATGCTATCTCTCCACAGTGACTAGGGGCCGGAGCCCCTAGCGTAGGTTACTTGGTGCAGTACAGGTCGACCAGAGCCTCGCCCTTGACCACTTTGAAGCCCCAGATTTGCAGACCACGCATCAGCGTATCGAAGGAGGTCTCCGAGCGGATGGTCTCCATCTTGGTCATCTGGGTCGCAAAGGTGGTCGCCATCTTGTGGCCGGCGATCACGTGGGTGCACTTCTTGGCGCCGTCGGTGATCTGCGGCATCAGGGTGGATACATACACCTCGAAGCGGTCGATCATGCCGATTTTGCCGTTGCGCAGCACGGACTTGTCGTCACCAGTCAGGTACGCTTGCTTAAGGTCGGAGCCCATCAGCAGGGTACGGAACCACGGCGGAACCACGATGAAGCGGCCGTCCTGCGGAGCGTTCTGCTCATCCAGAACCTGACCCACCTCGACGATCTTGTCGATGATGTTGGTCTTGTCCAGAATCACCGGGGTGCCGGTAACACCGAGGTTGATGCTGGCGGACATCGCACCGGCGGTCGCACCGCGGTTGGCAGCAACAACATCAGCGTACACGGTGCCCAGCACCTTGGTGTCGATGACGATCTTCATGCGCTCGGCCGCATCGGCGGACCACTTGGACATCAGATCGATGTCGGACTGGACCTTGTCCACGTCGTTCAGGGTGGTATTGAAATACTCGCCCTTGTCGATCTTCAGCTCCACGATCGGCGCTTCCGGACGATCAACCAGCAGGGACATGCCCTTGGTGTAGTCGCGGATAGTGATCTGCGGAGTAGTACGGATTTTGACGACGTCGCCGGAATTGGCGATCTCGCCTTCATAGTCGGTGTTGGTAACCGCGGTGATTACCGAGCTGGCGTAGAAGTTCTCTACCAGCTTGCCCGACCAAATTTCGGGAATGAAGGTGCCGGAGTAGTTTACCGCACCTGCTGCGCCGGGAAATGCCATGATTCAGTCCTCTCTCAAGAAATGCGGCCTTCGGCTTGAGCGTGGAACAAGTCCTGCTCAAGCGCCGCTGCCTCTGCAGGCGGCATCTTGGCCTTGTCGCGGTAAAAATTGCTCACATCTTGGCGGGACCACTGGCGGCCCTGCTTCTTCGCTGCCGGCGCCGGCGATGCGGCCCCTTTGGACGGAGAAACGAGGGTCTGAAGATCGTCTTGGCGCTTGGCGCCGAATCCGGACTGATTCTTCCACGCGTTGAAGAAGAACACGACGTCGTTGGCGTTCTTGTTCTGGAACGCGCGCTGCAGAGCAGTGATGCGCGGACCACCAGCCACGGGGTCGTATTCGTTCAGCCACCCGAGGAATTGCGGGTGCGTATTCACCTTCTCCCAATCCGGGCACAATTGGTCCAGTCGGTCGTAGAAGGTATTCGCCACATTCACCGAGGCGGCCTCGGTCATGCCGGCAAGCACTGCTTCCAGCTGCTGGTTGCGAGACTGAGTCTGCTGCAGCAACTGGCTCATCCTGTCCAGTTCCGGCTGGAGCGCCTCGCGGGCCTGCCGCGCGATCGTATCCAGCATGTCCACGCCGTAGGTACTCTTGTCCTGCTCCGTGATTAGCGGGGCGGCAGGGGCTTGGCGGGCCTGTTCCAGCGCTTGTTCCAGCTCAGTTTTCTGAGCGGTGAGCTGCTGTACTTGAATCTGCAGCGGCCGCATCTGCGAGAGAATCATGCCTTGGAGCGATTTGTACTTCTGCTCCCAAGTCTTGCTCTCGTCATGCTGCAACTCACGCAGCTCGGCCTTGACTTCCTCCGGCGCAGGCGCTGCAGGCGCCACGGCTTCGGTAGGTTGCTCGGCAGGAGCTTGCTCTTGCTGCTCTTGGCCCGTCGGTTCCTGTCGTTGTTCGGCAATCTGGCGGATGAGTTCATCGGCGCGGTTGCCTGCTTCACGGACTGCGGAAGGTACGGTTACGTCGGTCATATAGTGCCGCCTTTACTGGTTGGGCTTCTCAAAAATTTTAACGAGCAGCTTGTCCAAGGCCCAGACCTTACCCTGCTCTCGGAGCATGTGGGTAGGGTCCATGCACTTGGCCATCTCCTCCATCTGCGAGCCCCGCAGTTCTGCAATCACATCGCGGACGATATCGAGCTCGTCACGCTTTATAACTGCCTGCAGTTTCTTCGCCGTTTCCGGAGAGAGTTTCATAGCATACTCACAGGTAATCTATGCCGTGGTTGTACTACGTAATGTTATGTAAGTCAAGCCACGGGGCTGAAGTTGTCAGTGGTCGGCGTACCGTCCGCCAGAGCCTGCCCAGACTGAATAGGCGGGGTGCCGGCGGCCACCATGCCGGGCTCACCCTGCGGGGACGGCGCACCTCCCTGCTCCCCCGGCGGGGGCTGCAGCGGTTCGCCTTTCGGCAGGATGGCGTCGACATCGAGGTCGAGGAACCCAGCCACACTGCGAAGCAGCTCTTTGCGCCCCTTCGGCCCTACAATCTGCATGTCCAGCGGGTTCGCGGTCAGCTGCATGAACTCCAGTACACGCTGCTGCTGAGCCTCGCGCAGCAGGATGCCGCTGGCCCCGCGGGCAACGATCTGCAGGTCGCCCTTGAAGGACTCGTCCTCATCGTACCGCATCAGGTAGTAGTACAGGTACTCGATCACCGGCTTGATGACGTAGCGGTCGATATTCGACAGCACCTGCGTCATGCCCTTGTTGGCCGAGTTCATAATCATCGACAGCCCGGACGCGGTGCGCCCCAGCGTGCCGACGTTCGTCGACCCCTGCATGTACTTCGGAATGCTCGACCAGTCGTCAGCGATGTCCAGCATGTTCCTGTAGATGCCGATCAGCTGCTCGGCGTTGGACCCCGGCTGGAAGAACGCCACCGGCGGCTGGCCAGACGGCGCCCCCATGTCCCCCTCCTCCACGTGCCAGCGCTTCCACGGGTACATGGTGGAGGCATCAGTGCTCGGCGACAGGCGGTCGAGGTTCACCATCACCTGTGGACCGGAGGCGATGCCCATGTTGTTCACCAGCGCGCGCAGACAGGCGGAGCCCACGTCCTGCACGTCCCGCAGCATGTCCGCCAGACCGATGCCAACCATCGACCCCGGCACGCGCTCCCAGCTGGTGACGCCGTAGGGCTTGCGCCCCAGCGGGTCCGGGTTCAGCACGGCCTTGATGCAGTAGCTGCCGATCACCCACACGTTGCACGGGTACTCCCCGTTCGGGTCCGGCACTGCCTCCGGGCTCATGCCCCAGCTCAGCAGCATACTGCCCTGCAGTGAGCCATAGAACTCCAAGGCATCGATCAGCGGGTCGCTCTCGTCGTGCCAGCTGTTCTTCCCCTCCAGCGTGTCTCTCGCCGAGTCCTCGGTCAGCCAGTGGTTGGTGCCGCCTTGGCCGTACGCCTCCAGCACGGCATCGATCTGGTCGTCGGCGTACCCCGGCACCCCCTTCAGGGCAACGAGGTCGGCGCGGCGCAGGCGATGGCGCTCGATGGTCCAGCTGTTCTCCACGGACGAGGCCATCGGGGAGGGGTAGAAGTCGAACGGGCTCACCCGCTCGAACTCGTAGCGAATCTCCTCCTCGGTCACCGGCGACATCTTCCCGTCAGCCCCGCGCTGCCAGCGCAGCACGTTACGGCGGCGCATCACCGGCCCCTTGAGTACGGCGAACGGGAACGTGGCGATATCGTCGATGAACTCGTCCAGCGCGCGGTAGAACCCGCCCTCCTGCAGCACGTCGTCGACTTTCGTCTCCGCCCGCTCGGCCTTCCGCTTGGCCGCACGCATCTGCTCGTCCCTGATCTCCTGCATGATCTCCTCATGCCGCAAGGCGATCTGTGAGGCAGTCGGCGGCTCCGGCATCTGCGGGGCCGGCCCCTGATACCCCTTCGCCACCATCTGCTGGTACTGCTTGGTCATCATCGCCACCAGCATCGCCGCCTTGGTCAGCTCCTCGTGCAGGCGCTGCGCGGCCTCGGCCACCATGTCGCCCGGCATCTCCGGCTCCGGCGACGGCTGCAGCGTCCACGGTCGCTCCTTGGCAAACAGGGCGTCGCGCAGCCAGCTGGCTGCCGCCCGGCTCTTGGTAGCGGTGATGCGGGAGTAGACGTCGGAGCCATCCATGGAGGCAATCGCTGCCAGCTTCTCCGGGGAATACTCCCCGCGCTTGGCCCGAAGCGCCTCGATCAGGCGGTCGGACAGCCCGGTGCTCTGGCGCGCGGTATCGGCGGTATCGAAGCAACGGCGCACATAGGCCGCGATGTCGTCCACCACCTCCTGCGGCATCGCCGGCTCCAGCTGCGACTGCTGGGAGGCGGCCTGCGCCTCCAGATCGGCGTTCGTCTGCACATTGAGCAACGGGTTCATGTCCAAGCCTTCGAAGAAATTGTCGGTACGACGATATTATGGCGTCGTTTGCGGTCTGCGTCACCGCCGGAAGTATAGTGCAGTGCGGCGTACTGCAGGGCGTCATGCACGTGGCTGAACTTGTTCTTCTCCGGCCCGTTCTCCACGTTCATCTCCCCGCTCTTGCGCTGCGGGTACTTGTACCCGTACTCGAAGCCCTTGATGAGGGTCGGGTTCCGCTCCTTGTCAATCACCAGCCGCGGGTACTCCCCCACCATGGTTGTCAGCAGCTGCTCCACCGCCCCGATGCGCTTATCCGGCTTGTTCGTCGAGGCCTTGATGACTTGGAACCCCCGGTCCTTGACGAACTGCGCGATCGTCCGGGCATCCAGCTGCGACCGCTGGAAGCAGGCCGGGTCCATCACCATCACCACGTTCCGACTCATCGTCACCTGCCGCAACGCCGGCAACAGGATGGTGTCGAAGTACCGCTCGAACGCCATGGTCTCCCCATCCGGCACCACAGCCTCCCCCGCCACAATCACCCGCCCGCGGGCATCCTGCTGGGTAATCACCGCCGCCGCCGTCAGGCCGTTATCCAGCCCCACCACGACCGGGTACTGCTCGGAGTACCCAAGCAGCGTACTGGCGGCTAGGCCCTCATGCACGTGCTTGTGCCGCATATAAGTATGCTTATACACGGCCTGCCCGGACTGACCGACCCCGAAGCGGTTCTGCAGGAACTGGCCAATCCAGTCGTCGGTTTTACCGGCGATCAGGTTCTTGTAGTAGTTCGGGTCGAGGAACTGCAGGTTCTCGGCCTCCGGGTTCAGGCTCTTGTCCTCCAGCAGCGCCGGCGGCTGCCAGAACACATCCCAGCCCTCCGGCGGGTTCTCCAGCACCTCCGCCCAGAACGTCTCCGCCATCGGTGGGTTCGACGACCCGTAGACGCACGGGAACGCACAGCCCCCATCCACCCGGGACGGGTAGCGCGCCACGCGGCCCATCAGGCCGAAGAACACGTCACGATCGAGGTGCACGAACTCCTCGCAGAAGGCGAAGCTGGCCTCCACCGACAGCAGCCGGCGCACGTCGTCCGGGGTGTCCACCGCCATCAGCATGACCTCGCACTGCACCAGCCCACCATCAGGGTGGAAGCAGCTGATATACAGCCGGCCGTTGCCCTCGGAGTGCTTCCAGTAGGCCAGCTTGCCACCGGTCTTTACCACGAACCACTCATTCAGCAGCGGCTTCACGGTATCCCGCAGCTGGGCGGCGGTGTTACGCAAGACGATGCACCGGGAACGGCGCACGCCGTCCCGCGGGTTCTTGTTCTGCAGCATGGCGAGGCGCAGGATTTCGATGGCGGCGATGGTAGATTTGCCCGACCCCACAGGCCCAGCAAGTAATCTTACGAAGGCCCTACTCTCCATGAACTCCTGCCCCTTGGGGCTAATTTCTACATCAAAGCCTAGCATTTGTTAGCCTTTCTGGCTATAGTCTCGGTGCGGGCCTAGGAACTCGCCGTTTGACTACAACCAACTAAGGAATCATCATGTCAAAAGAATACCTGTACAATAACACCACCGAGTCCGGGAACTGTCTGTTGTGGACGGGGCCGATCAAAACCTCTGAGGGGCGCCGCCGCGCCATGGCGCGTACTGGCTCAATCAATGTTACCGCACCCAAGTTCGCATACCACGTGTACTACGGTATTCCGTTCACTGAATCCATAAATGGGTATGTAACCAATGTTTGTGGTAACCCGCTGTGCGTTGCCAAGGCTCACCTTGTTCTCGTGCCTAAAAGCGATGTCATGCTGACACGCAGGACAGAGGTGGCTAATAACCTCACTGCGTACCTCGAAGCCCGATCTAGCGTTGACCCGGATACTGGGTGCTGGAACTGGGTCCTCTCCGTAAACCCTGATGGATACGGGCAAGCCAAGGTGGCCGGCGTTACCATGCGCGCGCATCGCTTGGCTTACGCCGCCAAGGCCTCGCTCACTCCGGCGCAGATGGCGGCCATGAAGGGCGTAACCGTATGCCACACTTGCGACAACCCCTTGTGCGTCAACCCGGCGCATGTGTACTCCGGCACGCCTAGCAGCAACATGCGGGACAAAGTTCTGCGCGGTAGGGCCTCCGGTGGCGGGCGCGCCAAACTCACTGATACACAGGCCGCCGAGATCATCCGCCGCTACGTCGCCGGAGAGACTGCCGAGGCGCTGGCTGCGGTATATGGGGTGACCAAGCAGGCTGTGATGTACCGCATAAAGGCCGCTGGCGTGTCTCGCCCGCACCTGCGGCACCACGCCATGAAACTCACCGACGATCAAGTCCGTGCCGTGTACGCCGAAGCGTACTCCGGCAAGGGCGGCGTGCACGACGTCTGCGCAGCGCACGGCATCAGCCTGTCGTCGCTCCGAGAGCGCGCCCGCAAGCTCGGCCTGCTGTGACACCTCAGTCCTCTCCAATAAACAGGTCGATGCGTTCCCCGAGCACGTCGGAGTACGCCTTCATGTGCGTGGCCTGCCGCCACATCAGCAGCCGCTCCCGCTCGGGGAGGGCGATGTACATCTGGGTGCCGAAGAACGCCGTCAGCCGCTCAAGGCGGGCATCCAGCTCCAGCTTCTCATCGAGCACCCGTCGCTCGTAGGGTTTCAGCTCAGTCATCGTCGTTCCCCCACCTCGTTGAACCGCGGTATTAATCGGCGTCATAGGTCGTACCCCCGATGGCCCGGGCAGACGCGGCACTGGTGCCGTCAGCCATCCGGATGTTAATCACCACGCCGCCAGAACCGGGCAGGTTACCGGCCGTCGGTGCCGGCTCCCGGGCGCGCAGCCCGGACCACTCCACCAGCTTACTCATGATAGCCAGCTTCTGCTGCGGGCTAGTGTCCTCGCCCTTGACGGCGTTGTACAGGTCGGGTAGCAGGTCCTCGGCGATGGCCGCGGATTTGGCCTGAAACCGGGTGTCCGGCGACATCGCCGCCTCGCGGGCATCTGCCAGTGCCATCTGAAAGGCCTTGGAGGTGCACAGGGTGGCGTATTCCTCCATGGTCATCCCTGCCCGCTCAAGAATCTCCTCGATGGGGTAGATGTCCAGTGCCACCTCCATGGGCAGCTGCTGTGGCCAGTCTGTCCGCATCGGAACCATGGCTTTGGTTGGGTAGTCGTCCATACCGCCTCTGCTCTTGAATGTCATCACGAATGCAGTATAATACAAGCACGTGTGTCGCCGTGCGATAAAGTGATGAGCTTGGTAGCCTTGGACTTTCAGCTGCCGGGCCAAGCGAATAACGGCAACTGTGATTCTCCTTGTTGGACAGGGTGCTTGGCCCGTCGATTCTCCCAGTCGGCGGGCTTTTCTTTTTGTGGCATAGTTATCATAGGTTACGTCGTTGCGCGGCCGCCCACTAAGAACTAAGTTCTACGATGCGCCGGAGTTGCATAATATGGCGTACTATTATATAGGGCAAAATTGAGGGTCGGTCCAAGAGGCATCGGGAAAGCGCGCGGGCGCGCGCGGGCGCGAAGTTCCCATACCCCCTCCCCCGGCAGGCCGTCGCCGCACCCTACCCCGCCCCTTCGCACGCAGTCGCGGCGCTTTCCCGAGTTCGGGATAACGGCTTGCAATATCGCATAACATGGTGTACTATTAAGACTGTCGGGAATGGCCCGGCGTAACCTAAAAGGAACGCATCATGGAAATCACCGCTATCACCACCGCCGTTGTCAAGTTCGCCAATGCCGTAGTGGGCGCAGAGAAGGCGCTGGCCGGTATCTATATCGCTGTCGGCAAGTCGCTTCATAGCGGCGTAGCCGGCGACGATGTAAAGGCCGCGCTTGTCGCCGCTTGGGAAGATAAAGGGCTTGCCAGCAAAACACTGGCGAACAAAATGGCCGTCATTAACGGCATGATTGCCTTGCAAGGCGCGGGCGTAAACGTTCCGGCCCTGCTGTCCCACTGCGCCAGCGAGAACGCCGTCAAAATGGCCGTGGCTAAGGCTGCTAAGGATGCTGGCGTAGCCTCTGGCAAAGGTCGCCCAGCAAAAGAAAAGCCAGTCACCGCTGCCGTGGCTGACGCGGCTAAGGCTAAGGCGACAAAGGCTGCCGAGAAAGCCGAGAAAGCCGCCGCCGAGCTGGCAAAGGCGCAAGAAAAGGCGGCTGCCGGTAAGAAAGGCGATGCCGTACTGAAGGCGGCCGTCACACTGGCCGAGGCGAAGGCCGTCGAGATGGCGAAGGCCGCCGAGGCGGCGAAGGCCGATGCCGAGGCGAAGGCTGCCAAGCTGGCCGCCGGTGTAACCGGCCATGCCGCGCCGAGCGATGCGGAAACTGACGCCGCGGCCGTCAAAGCCATTGTCGAGGCATTCGCCGGGCTGCGCGATGAAATCGGCGATGATACCGATCTGCTGGCCGCTTTCCTGCCGTGCATCACTGCGCTTGGCAAGTATGATGCGGTGCTGCGCAAAGCGTTCGCGAGCATCGGCAAGTGATAGCGTACTGTCTGATAGCTGCGGCGCTTGCCGCAGTGGCGTACTGGGTACGCGATGAGTTCTGATAACTAAACCCCGCCTAGGCGGGGTTTTTATTTGCCTATGATTATCGTAGTGCCACAAGCCCGCCGACGTGCGGGCTTTTTGCTTTCCCGAGTTCGGGAAAGTGCAGGGCGCCGTTTATCAGGTTTATGAAGTTTATGATGTGACAAATGATAGTAGTTACGTCGTTGGCATTATGCCATCAGGGTCAATTTTAGCTTTTATCATAGGTCGATACTATGATTTAGCAAATAACTTGTTATATGAATTTGACTCTATCGAACATCGTTTATCGAGGGTTTTTATCGACATACTTTTCTGAGGGAAAAAATGTACACTTATAGTTAATGATAAAAGTTGTGCTATAAAAATTATGCACAATCCACAGTCAATAGCCCGAATTTTAATAGAGTCATGTTACGGATATATAGATGATAAAAGGTACGGCGTTACGCCGGAGCCAATACCAGCAAGGGTTCCAGCGGGGGTCGGAAACTAATTACCAGTTCTATATATAGTTTGTTTAATATTATAAGATGATAAAAGATGAGTGATACTGAACTTAAATATGCCAATGTCAACCAAGCGCTGCGCGCCCCTCCGCCGTCCGTTGTTACTGAGCTTTTATCCTTTCACAATACTAATAAACTTGATAAAACGTGTTTGACCCTCGCTTAAATTTTTGTTATACTATAGTTATCATAGTGGAAGGAGTACACAAGTGAAGCCCTCTGTTTTCATGTTCCCGTTTCAGGTTTCCACCGGAGCGAAGCCCGCAGCAGCGCTGGCCGCCACTGGTATGCAATCCCATCATCAGCGCGGTCGTAGCCGCATCCTTCCGATGTCATGGGACGCCCCTATGAACTACCAGCAGTATCTGACCTTCACCACGACATCCAGCGTGGCCGTAGCCGGTACGTTCTTCGCCGACGAACTTTTCCCGAACTCGGGAGTTAGCGTGGA